TTATTTATTCTGTCTGCATATCCACTTACAGTTTTATATGCAGTTATTTTTACGTTATCTTCTCCGGTTACATAGGACTCTCCAGGGGGTGAGTCAAAAGTCACCACTCCGGTTGTTCTGTTTACTGAAAATCCACTTCCTTCTTCAAGGGTATTAAAGGTTCCGTCTGCCTGCATGACTTCGGCTTTACAAGGTGTATCGTCAAGGTCAGTTACGGACAGATGATATTCAGTAGTACCTACTGTTCCTAAAAACTGTTCGGTAAATCCAGGGGTTAACAGATTAAGGGGCTTATAGGTTGTACCACCACCCGTAGGCGCACCACCGATTAAGGTTACGGGGATAGTTGCATTATTCTCCGCAGGGGCAACGTCAGTACCATCCCATATAAGAAGTTTCTTTCCGTCAAGGATACATACCTTGTCTTTGAACTGCCATGATCTTGAACGGCTATCATTTGCACCTGAATACTTTTCAGTATCATTACCCGCAAAGTCTGTCTCAATTATCTTTGTTCCAACGTGAATTAAACCACGCGCCTTGCCGTGCATGGTATGATATCCGTTGATTGCACCTTCATAAGTCGCTTTGGTCTGATAGCCCATTGACTTACGGACTTTGCCAGGCACTTCCCTTATCATGTTCAGGATGTTCGGGGATTTATCTATATCAACACTTGCAGGGTCATTAGTAAAATCAGCACCCTTGAAAGTGTCTATTGTGAGTGTGCTTCTTGAAGGTGAAGCAGGAACCTTAAACTGAACCGCCATTTATACCCACTCCGATTCAAACTTTTCTTTACCGGAATACTGTGATGTGTCAGTTAATGCTTCAAGTCCGACTTCAAACTGATTGCGAAGAGTTGTGGATATAGCCAGGTCATCATCCATATAAAGTGCTGCAGCCATGTAAAGGGGCAGAAGTACAGCAAGGTCAGGATCAATCGCAAGTACAGTATCATCGGGTGTATCAATGGTTATCTCTGTAGGATAAGCATGGTAGTAAATGGTATACATACCAGGCATATTCGCGGGAAGTACAAGTATATGGTCTGATTCTCTGTAGTAGTCTGTAGTGGATAAGTATTTAACTCTATCTCCACCCTCATAAGCTATTGCATTTTCACCCAGGTTATAGAAGTCAGATGCAAGTGCTTTAAGGTCATACTTAACGTACTGTCCGTATTCAGGCACTAATGCAACTCCGTCTACTTCGGGGAAGTAAGTATCATACAATGCGATATTCTTTACAGTAGCGGGATAGTTAGAAGTAAATGAGATAGTAACTTCTTCGTTAGAGTCATTATCAAAGTTAGCTCTGTACTCCGTGAACTTCCCATAAGAGTCGATATCAAAAGTAGTAGTCAGATTCTCTCTTGATATCGTGCAAGTACCGATACCGGAATACTGAAAATAGAACGACTTAACCGCACCCGCCTTAAACGTAAACGATCTTCCGTCATTAAGTGCATTTGCGGTCTGTTCGGGGATGAAGTTTTTTGCAACCATGTGATTAAGACTAATAGGCTTTGTAATGAACTTACCTGCTGTGGCAAGTCTTACAAGGCCTTCATTTGCAGCATAGGGCATACCTGCAAGATAGTCTTTTGTTGACTCATCGTTAACAATGGTTGAACCATCTGCAGCAAACATCTTCTGCAAGGTTGCTAATTTAATATCTCCCCATGTGTAGCTCATGCTTTTCTTCTTCCTCTTTTGGGTTTAACTTCTTCCTGAACTTCGGTTACTTCTTCTCTGACTTCCCTTAAAGGCTTGTCTTCGGGTATCTCTTTAAGGTCAGGGCAAAGTCTACATACCGGATAACCGCCCCATCCTTTTTCAAGGACTTCATAGACTCTACCATCTATCATCATGTAGTCTTTCAACATAATCACTCCTATAATCTCCCCCTGGCTGTTACACCAGGGGGAATAATTATTATCAGGTCAAAGTGGTTCCGTATCTTGCACCACCCATAAGGATGTGCTGCCATGATGCAAAACCTGCGCTCATTCTTGCGTAGCCGTTCCAGATCATATCGTCAGTATCCTGGTCAACGTGTGCGGTTACATCGAGCTTAACTCTGTCATAGAACTTGTTTCCGATAAGCTCTTCGTTTGCTTCACTTGACATAAGGATATAAGGCTCGTAAGTGGAAGGATCAGAAACGTGCCAACAAGGATCGACAACGAGCTTCCAGTTGCCTTTCTCGATATTCTTGTCGTTGTAGTTGCTTCCTACTACCTGCTCGGATACGATGATCTTCTTTGCAAGGTCAATAAGTCTTCCACAGTTAGCGGGAACGATAATGGTATCGAAGGTGTAGCCCATGTAGTTACCACTGCCGTTACGGAAGTTAGCACCGATGTTTGCGAGTCTTGCGAGCATTGAGCTGTCATTACCGAAAGCGTTGGTAAATCTGTTGGACTGCTTATCAAGGGGATTAAGGATTCCAGGGTGATCCTTTGAGAAGATACACTTACCATCAGCGGTAGCAGTGCTAAAGGTTACACCACTAATTGAAATGGAAGTTGACTCTGCAGCATCCTCTGCGGCTGCGGTAAGAAGGTCAGAAGCGAGCTGTGCGCGGGTTCTCTTATAAGACTTAACCATGTTAGCAGCCTTTGCTTTCATGAAGTCAATCTCACCATCCTCGTTTGCTTCACGGGTGATTCTGAACTGCTTCTTGAAAGTGGTATGCTCGATGGTCTTGGTAGGGCCGGACTGGATATCATCTTTAGGTGCGGAAGCTCCGTCAGCGGTCATAGGTGCGAAGTCACCAAACTCGGTTACAGAACCGATCCTCTCTCCAAATCTCTTGGAAGTCTTGATGTTGAATACGTCCTGAACGTACTTATCCCAGGGAAGCTCTTTGTCATACACTTCGTTGATGTATGCTTCCATCATCTGTGCGTTCACATTCCAGGTATCGTCAATGAGTCCACCATTCTTGGAAACTATATTAGCTGCCATAATTTCTCTCCTTTAACTTTTGAAGGTTAGGGGCAACATTCACTTACTATGTTGTCCGTGTGTTAATTAGTTGTGCAGCGATCTGTTATACATTTCCCTTAATTCCTTATTGGACTTGTTAGGGAAAAACTCTTTCCACTGGTTAAGAACGTTCTGGGGGATATCCACAAGGTTATCTTCCGTTGCTGTTCCGGTATCAGTAGAAACAAGATGCTGCTGTGACTTTGCGTTGTTAACTGCCTGCTGTTTGATTGCGTTTGTCTTTCTCTCGGAAAGCTTATCCGCGTATACAAGTTTGTAGGCATCCACAAGCGACAAGCGGTTTTCATTGATGTACTTTAAGACTTCGGGATATCTTTCACTTGTTTCAATGTCTCTCTCTGACTTAACATCAGGGTCAAGCTTTGAGATTTCCTTTACCTGGGTATCCAGATAATTACGAACGTCCTTTAGTCTCTGTTCTTCAATGATCGCCTTTGCGGTCTTCATTGCCGGAGAATTTTCAACCGCTTTCTCTATCAGGTTCGGGTCAATTCCCTTATCTTCAAGAGTCTTCTTTGTCTGCATCTGCTCTTGTGCAACAATCGCTTCGTAGTAGTCCTGCGCACTTGTGATAGGCTTTCCGGTTATAGGATTGGTATAACCCTTAAACTTCTCTGCAAACTGCGCATCAATCGCTTTCTGTCTGCGTTCTGCACTTCGTCTTGCATCTGCAAAAATCGCGTTCTTGTCAAGCTCCGGTTCCTCGGTCACTTCGGGTTCTTCGGTTGTTACCTCTTCACCTTCGGTAACTTCGGCATTGACTTCTTCTGTCTGCTCGGCGGGTTCAGACTCGTTTACGCCGATAATTTCTTCTTCCATATTCATCTCCTATTTTTACGCTTTTAGTGCGAATTTATATAAAACCCTTATGGGTCTTATTCAAATATTACGGGCTGTTCGTACTCTGCTTTTTCCACAACCTGATCTTTGTTTTCACAGTTGGGATTTACACAGATGAACTCCATAACGTTAAACAACTTCTGATCCCTGACTACATACTTTGAAGTCTTTACTCTCAAAAGGTTTTTACATTTGGGGCATAGGTGTTCCATTCTGTACTCCTTGTAACATCTGCATTATCTGTTGCTGTTGCATCTGCTGTTCCTGGGCTTTCCTGACTTCTTCCATCTTGTCAGCAAACATCTGTCTGATCTCGGAAGCATGGGGATAATCGTTCTTCTCCATGAAAGTCCAATAGTTAAGTAATGTGTCGGGATCATCGAGTGGCCCGAAAGCACCCGTCTGTAATTTCAGGTCTATCTGTTGCCACATTGCTTCTCTGTTCATCATGATTGTTGATGTAGGGTCAACTTCAAAAATGAACTCGTCATTCCAGTAAAGGTTTCCACTCTCGTCCATCTTTAAGAACTCATAACGATTGAAGTGGGTGAACTCATACGTTCCATCCGGTCTTTTAGTGGATAACGCTACGGGCTGATCCGCATACGCTAACATGAACTTGAACATTACTTCATAAAGTCTGCAGTATGCTTCCTGCTTCATGATTCGCTTTGATTCCATACGGCCTGCTGCCTGATTGATGGAATACTGTTTTGCAGTACCGGAAACTGCGGAAGCATCGTACTTACCCTGGTAAGCATCGGTGATACCCAAAGTAGACCTTGCAGCTTCGTAGTTATCACTCATTGCGATTCTGTCATACGAAATATCCGCAACAAGGTTATGCACACCGATCATGGATACATCATTAGGGTTTTCTACTCTGACAATCTTTAACTCTTCGTCAGTAGTTTCAATTTTCTTATTCTGGGGAAGTGTAACGATGGAACCACCCTTCAAGATTTTCTCCTGCAGTTTGGAACCATACTTCTTAATTGCATCCTGCTGATCTTCAATTACTGCAGCATCGGATACACCTAAAAGACTTTTAGATTTAGAAACGTTACGTCTTAATACAAGGGGCATAACGTTAGGCTTATAGTAAGGTATCTGCGTATGCTTACGGGTGATTTCCATTTTAGGCTGTCCGAACTCGTCAACCATAGGAAGCCCGTCTTCTCCGACAACCGGAGTTTCTTCTTCTTCATACGCGGGGATAGTAAGTCTATTTCCATTCTTATCAAGGGAAAGACTTAAGATATCTTCTTCTACTTCTTCGTACTCTTCAATGGAAGTTTCAAAAGACTTTGAACCACATTCACACACGTCACCTTCTTTAACTCTTCCACACTTCTTACAGCGGGTAAGTCTGCGTGCCTGATAGTTCTCCATATCTTCAAGAATGGTATCACCGCACCATGTAAAGATACCGATTTCACCATTCTTATCACGATAATAAGTCTTTATAACAGTAACAAGCTCGTCATTGATCTCCTTGTTACCTTCTGCTTCCGTGTTCTTCTCGTCAGATACATCTACGTCATAATTACGTTTAACTGCATCTTTTGTCATGGTAATGAGTATGAACACATAATCGAGCTTATAAGGGTCAGTAACACCCGCCTGGGGAATTACTGTCTGTGGACTACGCTCATTTATTTCAAGGCCACCTATGGTACAATGTGAGCCTTTACGGGTATCCCATTCTGTGTGATACCAGTCACCACCCTGAACAGTAGTAACACGTTCAGACACGTCATTCATTTCCTTAAACCGGAGTAGACGTATCTCATTTAATAACATCTGTTCAATTATCTGTGCTTGTGCCTGATCTTCCTCATGAATTGCCGTGACTTTAGGCATAGGGATTGAAGAGTCTACTTCTGTTTCAAGTAACTCATAGACGATATTTCTGACGTTCTCTGACTGCTTATTGGCGATTCCACCGCCCTTATTCTTTGATCTACGGGTGAAAGCATCACCATCATAAAGCATTTCCTGATTACGCATACGCTCTAACTGATCTGCATACGCATCCTTTGCTTTAATGTATTTAGATTTCCACTCATCAAGTTTGTTCTGCTGCTTAATGGCTTCTTTCATCTTTTTGAACCACCTCATAATCTCGGTTCTCCGTAAATCTCAATCATCCGCTTCTTTGTTTCTTCGTCAGCGTTCAGATAATCTTCAATAAGGTCTTCTCTCCACTTCTTGCCCTTTGTCTTCGGTACTTCCGCTGCGGTAGTCCACCATACACAGAAATAACGTAAACTGTCGGGATCATGGGTCAAATCATGGGGCTTCTTTGCATATACGTTCGGCTGTTTATCATCCTTCTGGATTTTCTTCAAACAGTTGTATAAATTCGGTGCTTCGTCTTTTAGTAAGGTGAGTCTGCTCTTCTTACCTTCTCTTGGACGTAGCCACTCTTTCATTGCCGCGCATCCGGCAGGAAAGTCACGGCTTGTTTTTGTTAGATTAACCCCCGCTTCTCTCCACAACTCCGCCCTACTCTTACCATTTAACTGGCTTCTGTTCCAAAGATCAGGCGGTGCAAGAAATAACGTTACGGGTTCCGTACATAGGTCAGTTAAGACTTCTGCCGCTTGCCCTATCGTTAAATTCGGGCTGTCATATTCACGATAGACTTGTGCTTCGCCGTACTCGTTTATCCGTATCCAGTGTGCGGAGAACATATCAAGTCCGTAGTCAATCGCTACATAGTTCTTTGTGTGTCCGGATAAAGGTTCTGTCGTTATCGTATTGACTTCATTGACTTCGGGAAAAAATGATCCACCAGGGATTGTTAACGCTTCCTCGATTGTCGCGGGGTACTCCTGGGTAATTAAGTCTCCCAGGACTCGTTTTGTCTCTTCATACCACGTTGCATCTCTTGAAGGGTCTGCATACCAGGGGATGAAGATTTTATTAAACCCGTTATCGGGATCAGTAAACAAGTTCTCAAACAACGTTCCACGCTTAATTGTGGAAATGAGTATTACTTTTCCACCATCAGGGCTATTGATAGTAGGATATGCAGCAGTCCATATCTCTTCTGCCCATTCCTGGAAAGCGTGTTCGTCAATGATTAGTAAATCAGCGGTAAATGATCTACCCGCGTTCGGTGATGATGCAAATGCTTTCATCGTTGACACGGGGTTATCTTTATACTTCACTACAAGGTCAAGTGCATTAGCCTTAAATGTAGGCCCCGTCCATCCGGCGGGCTTATTACGTTCGTCCTGAATTAAGGCGGGCATATTATTGAAAATAAATGCAACTCGTCTTATAAGCTCTTTTGCTTCTTCTTCTGAACGTGACATTGAGATTACAAGTCTTCCGGTTCTCGTTAACAGTAAATGTGCAGCAATATGAACCGCTAACCATGAAAATCCCAACTGTCGTGCTTTTAACGCGATATTAAGTCGATGATCTATAATCGAATGAAGTGCATCTCTTTGTGCATCCCACAGTTTGAACGGCTGTACTAATTCAACTCCGACTTTCTTGACTTCGATATGCCCGTACTTCTCGATAAAATACTCGATATGATTGGCACAATACTCTATCTCTTGTCTGCGTAGTTTATCTATTTCCGTCATTGAGTCTGCTCATTAGATTATTCATTAACTCTCTGTCAGCATCCGTCATGATATCCATGTTGACTTGTTCAGTGGGTTTCTCTCCTGCGGTATCACGCAACGCTTCAAAAGCTCCTACACATCCGTCCATTGCTTTCTCTACAAGTGCTTCAACAACTTCTTCACGGATGGTCTTGCCGGTCTTCGGGTTTTTAGAATCAAGGGCAACTAATATCGCATCCCTGAAAGTACGTCTTTCTTTTGCGGCTGCCATTGTTGCCTTGCCGCCCATTCTCTGGATCTCCGTGACTTCACCCTTCACAAAGGGTTTCATCCTCTGCCCGTTACGGCCCTTACACAAACGCTTATCAGTGGTAAACGTTCCTACCGGAAGCAAGTCAAAGTATTCGTCAAAAAATTCAGCAGAAACTAAAGCACGACCTTTCTCATCTCGGTCACACTCTGCTAACGTCTTTTCTACTATTGCTTGTCTTTCCGTCTCTGTCATATTATGTAAACCACCTTTCACACTAAATATAGTACATCAAACATACGTTTGCAATAGATAATGTGTAAAATTTTACCCATAAATCGCTATGTTATGTAAACCATTAAATTGTCACGTTTTCAGACACAATTTAATTTTAGGTTTGTATCCGGCCCGTGGAGACACCCAAACCAAACGTGCATGGTTGAGCCAAAGTTAAATTGTCTATACAATTTTAAAGGGGTGAAATAAAGGGGAAATAAAGGTGAAGTAAAAGGGAAGTCAGGGGAATTTATTTAAAAATTTATTAGATCATCAGCTATATATAGGACAATCACTATACCTGATTATGGGGTTCCAGAAGAGTTATCCACCAAAAGGTTTTGGGAGAAAAATTTTCTATCGGACATATAGGAGGTAAACGATGCCCCTGGGTAGTCAAGGGTATAGGGGTACTCTCTATATAGATCGCTATAGAATAGAGCGATTATAAAGGGCTATAGATATATATAATCTACAGCTTAATGCTTTATACTATAGCTTGCTATACTATAAAAGGCTTTAGTATATACCATTGGTATAGGTTAACACTATGTCTTTACTTCTTTGAAATAAGGTCTTATTGCTTTAGCTATTGCTTAACTAATATCTTATATCCCTTGTATAATCAGTGGGTTTAATTCTCTTTGCAGTAACTACCGGATTATATAACCGGATAATTAAAGCGGGTTTTGTCTGGCCTGATATCGTCCGGATCTCTGCAGCGGGTAAACTGTTTTTTTCTGTGGCTTTTTCTGTTGTGCTGTTTTGTGTGTCTGCAGGCTTTCTTTTTTTCGTCCTTCTCTTTTCCTTCTCTTCTCTTTTCCGGTGATCCCTTCTTTCGTTTTGGTTGTCTTCCTTCTGGGATGATCTGCAGGAAATAAATTGTTATTCTATATAGAGTGTATAGAGAAAGGCAAGAACAGAAATGCTTTCACCTTGTTAAAAGTTTAACATACTATGTGTAATATTTTACCCATGCTTAAGGCTTTCTCTTTTTCCGGTTCTTAATGATTGAAAAATCTTTTCCGCTGATCTTGTGAAACTTCTTTTTATATTTTCCCGCCCTGGCGAATTATCTTTCTATAATATCCGGATCATTTGAAAAGCTTTTTCTTTTTCCGTCCTGATATCGTCCGGCCCTTTTTCGCTTCCTGGGATCTGCTGCCGGATTTCCTTTTATAATTGAGTTTAATATTTTCACTTTTTCCGCGGTTGTCTATTGCTAACTAATAATAAAATGTTTTAGTTGCTATATGCTAACCACCTTGAAAGCCTTATTCCATGCGGATAAAAATATTTTGAAAAAAGTTTTAAAAAGTTTTCGTTTTGTTGTGATCCCTTGTAAGCCAGTATTGAAGCCACTTTCAGAGTTTTATATAATAATGTGATTATATAGTTATCATGTGCTAACCTATTGAAAGCCAGTATTTAAGCCACTTTCAGAAAATGAAACTTTTTATTGACAATATAATAATATTATGATATATTTATCTCAAGTTAAGGGAACCGCAACAAAAGTTAATAAGCTAATAGGCAGTTGAAAACAATTTTCTATTAGTTGAACGCCAGACAGCGGGAACCAAAAATAATATATCATAACATTATTATAGTAATTGTTTAGGCGACAGCCGGAAAGGATAAACAACATGATTAAAAATTATTTTGAGAACGTTACCACAGCCGAAGAACTTAAAAAGAGATTCCATGAACTTGCTAAAGCCCTTCACCCTGACTGCGGCGGCGATCCTGAAGCCTTTAAAGAAATGATGAGCCAGTTTAACAAGCTTTCACATTCTAAAGTATGGAACACCCACAAAACCGCGGACGGCAAGACCTACGAAAAAGAAAACACCACAACGCCGGAACAGTTTACAGAGATCATCGAAAAGCTGCGCGGCCTTGAAAATATCACGATTGAGATTTTAGGTTCTTGGATCTGGGTAACTGGTGACACCCGCAATTATAAAGAGATTTTGAAGGGCCTGGGCTTCCTTTACAGCAGCAAAAAAACAGCTTGGTATTTCAACGGGGAAACAAAGAAACGCCGCACCCACTCAAAAATGAACTACAGCGACTTACAAAAGCACTGGGGCGTTAGTTATTCAGAGACCACCGGCGAAAAAATGAAGATCAACGGGATGGACTTGTTACCCGCCTAAAAAAATCACCTGCCGCAGAGAATGAACGCCGGCCCGCTACCGGCGGCAGGTTTTACCAAATAAAGCAAGGTCAGAAGGCCGGAAAGGATAAACAAAATGTTAAAGAAGCCCACACGGAAAGACAAATTTATAAACTTTTTCCGCTGTATAAGTTTTCAAATCTGGATGATTTTTCACAATTAAACCCACAAAGGGAGCCGGAAACCCTTATAAACCGGCAGAAAGGAAGCCGAAGCAATGAAAACATACTACATTTACAACATAATCACAGATGAATTTTTGGGAACTGTGAAAGCATCTGACAGCATCCAGGCTGAATTGAAAGCACTTGACGAACTTCCTAAAACTTCACTACTTGACACCGTTTATATAGCAGCATTTTCTGAAATGCAATAAGAAAGGGGGCCGGAAATATGACACAGAAGGAAGTCAGGCAGCTTGTAAAAGATGCGATCATCGCCCAGGGCGGAAAGTTATACAATTACAACTTTAACAACCTTCAAGCCCTTTACAACGTTGACAGCGTACAGCTGCAGAACGCGGCAAGCTATTTTAGATACTCACCACAGCAGGCAAATTTTAGGAAAAAATACAATTTTCATTAAGAAAGGAGATCAGAAACTATGAGCAGTTACACCATATCAAAGCAGGATTATATCAAAGCAGCCGGACTTGTGGCAGGCCTGGCGGAAAGTTTGGAGCTGTGGATCTACGACTATGAAGACGGCAACAACAGCACCGCGGCGAGCTACTACAGAGAGTTTGAAAGATGTTTCACAATGAACGCGCTTTCAGTCAAGGAACAGTATCACGGGGATGAAGTCGGCGCACCTTCTACAGATTCCAACGAATACATGAAAGACTTTGAGAAGATGCAGAAAATCGGAAAATCAGCCGGTTACACCCGCCAGGGCCTTAAAGAAATAGTCGCAGAACTTCAAATGTTTTTCGATTCTGCAATATATCAAACCGAAAAATACGAATATATGTTTAAAATGGAGTTTTACTTCAACAAGATATTAAACGCACTCTATAAAAAGACATTCCTTTACAACAACAGAGAAGCGGAAAGCTGGGGCCGTATCGAAATAGACCACATCAAAACAAGCAACGCAACAAGGATAATGTAAAACAGCCCGCCGCGGAGAACGGAAACCGGATCACCACCGGCGGCGGGATTCTCAAATAAATGAAAGGAGTTTAAACAATGAGATATTACAACAGCCAGGAAGATCAGAAAAAAGACCTTGACAGCCGGATCGAGTCTTACAGAAGAGTCGCAGGATATACCCCCGCAATCGTTAAGATTTTAAAGCAGTTTGATGGAAAGGTTTTTAACTGCAGGCTTGACAAGGCAATCAGGGAAGCAACCGACAACGAAATCGGAGTATATAAGCGTTACGGATTTATTTATATATCCGGACATTATATGACAAACTACCACGAAATCACGCTTGCAGCCTTCAAGGAAGAAGACCTGAAAAACAAGCGGATAGATGCAGAGAAGATCATCAACCAGGTTATAACAGCCCGTGAAGAGCTTTTAAAGAAGGCATACAGCATTGAAACCTACGCAGCCCAGGCCGACAACATCCGCGAATATGTAAGACAGTCAATAGACAAACTTGAAAAAATGTGCAGAGCTTTACCGGATGATATAAGAGACATTTATAACATCCCGTACTCAATAAGAACCAACTAATCAAGAAGGGCAGCGGCAACCCTACAACCCGCCAGAAGGAGAAACAAAATGAAATTTAAAACCGTTGAAGAGATCAGAACCGCATTTATAAAAAAGGGATGGAACGACCCTATTTTTGAGAAGGTTGAAGAAACTGACGTTTTTGGAAGGCACTTGACTCTTTTCAAGATGGTAAGCACCGGAAATCTGTTTAAGGATAATGGAGAAATATATCGCTACAACATACAAGCCAAGCACTGAATTGTTAGGGGCTATAGTCTCCGAAACCATAGCCCCCCTAACATTAACTTATGAGCAACAGCCCACAAAGGCATTATAACAGAAAGGATAAAACATGAGCAAGAAGGAAGCAAGAATATATATTCAGAATATGAAAAAGGGATGCACAGTAAAAGAGTTTATCAACTCTATTGACCTTGAAACCTGGTTTGATGAGATCATCGGAACCGAACTTGAAACTGTATTTTATGCACTTTTTCCGGATAGCAACGATTGAAAGGAGAATGAAAACATGAACAGAGAACAGATGAAAGCACTTATTGTTGAACTTATAGCCCTTTGCCAGAGAAACGATCTTTTACCTACCGAAAGTGACGAACTTGCCGATGAACTGCAGGCACTTGTATCAAACGAAGTCTATATTTCAAAGTGTGAACTTGATTATTTTGTAAGCCGAAAGGAGAACACGAAATGAGTATAGAAACCATCCAGGCAAAATTTATTAGAAAAGTACCTTATGCAATTATCAATAGAATTTATGTAAGCATGAACAAATACAATTTATGCTTTTCGGATGCTGTAAGGGAATCGTTTAGGAATTACCACAAGGCAGGCCCTTACACCGAAATCTATAACGCATGGTATTATGATGATTTTCGTGCTTTTTGCCCGTCTATGTACGATCTTAAATACCTGGATTTTGAAAAGTACCCCTTAAAATATTCTGTATATGAGGATGTAGTATGAAAGCAAAAGACCTTATAACCGGCGAACCCATTGACATAAACGTAAGGCCAAGTGCTGATCCCTATGAAATCAGACAAGAAGTGATCCGTGTTAGTGCAATAGCCTGGAAGACAAGGACAAAAGGCAAACCACCACTTGAAGAAGTCCGGATATTTGAAAAATACGCTTTAAGGTTCGGGATGCAAAAGGAATTGAAAGAGCTTGACATTTTATGATATAATAACATTATTAAAGGAGATGCAATATGCCAAAGAAATCCACAGATGCACAGATCAGAGCATCGGCAAAGTACAACAAAGAAAACATTAAGTCATTAGCTTTTCAGTTAAACATCACCACAGACCGAGATATTATCAACCATTTAGCAACGAAAGACAACAAAACCGGATATATAAAAGAGCTTATACGCGAAGATATGAAGAAAAACCCCTGACATTACGCCAGGGGCTTTCTTTTTGATACACGGATAATCAAGCAATCCAACTGTATCACATATTTTCGATCTTTTCAATGACCGATTTTAAGGCATCCACAACCTCTGACCCTGACTTTTCATAGTCAACCGGATCATTCTTGCAATACTCTTCTATCTTCAAAACATTCTTTAAAGCGTGGGCGAGCTTGATATATTTTTCCAAGTGTCACCCCGTCTAACATGACCTATGGTAGTTGCATTTACCCCAAAATTCTCTGAAAGTTTCTTGCAAGTGACTTCGGGATGGGCTTTTATGTATAAAACATCTTCTTTTGTCAGTTTTTCACGTCTTTTGCAAAGCCCCGTCCGTATTGAGTGATTTATATTTTCCTGCGGTGTTACCCACTCTAAATTATTCACGTTGTTGTTTGTCTTATCCCCGTCTATGTGATTCACTTGCGGTAGGTTATCTGGATTAGGAATGTGACACAAAGCTACTAATCTGTGAACAAAGCTTCTTTTTCCACGGATAGAAACTGTGTAATACCCATTTTTCGTCAGATTTTGGGTCTGAAACTTGTGAGTTTTCTTGTTATAGACTCTTCCATCCTTTGTTACAATGTAATTTTCTAATTCAAGCATATTTTTTCTCCCTACTGTGTGTTTCAAACTACATCTATATTTTAGACTATGCAGACCACACAAAAAATGCTATAAAAGTGCAATTTTAGGGAAATAAAAGTGAAATAAAAGAGAAATAGATATATGCTGATAGTTCGGAATTTGTCATTTATCTCCCCTTCCTTGCCATCAAATGTATATCAACTTGTGATAACTCTGTCTGTGGTTCATCCCTTAACTCAAAGAATGATATTTCCCTTCCCATGTAGGGTTCACAACCTTTCCAGTCACTTCGGGTATAGCATAAGGGATCATTGTTTTCGTAGAAAGCTATTTTGAATACGCCCTCTGACGAATTGATAAAATCTGCTACTGTCACTTTTCTCTCCCTTCTAACCACTCATGGACTTTGATATCATCCCACAAGTCGTTCTGTCTTAAAAAGACTATGAAACTCTGAACACTATTCCTTGCAACCGGAACCTGATTCTGTCTCCACTCTTCAAAGGCAAGTTCAATCTTTGCACGATCTTCAAGAAAGTAAGTCTTTTTCGTGAAGTTCCTTATGTTTGCACCTATATCCATCAGTTCCCCTTTCTGTGATCCTCTCCGTCTTCTTCTCTCTGTGGATGCCAGGTGTTTATATCCGTTATCCTGACAAGGACTTTGATACCACTTTTAAACTGTAATATCGGGTTATGACTCTCCGATAATCCTATGACTTTAGCGTTTAGTGATACATCATCACCGATTTTAAGATTCAGTTCTTCCATTGTTCTCCCTTCGCTCATTGATAAACTCTATAAGTGCTTTGTTACACTCTCTGCATACATCGTATCTTTTATTAGAAATAGTCCACAGTTTAGGATATTTTAAGGACCACAAACCTTCTGTCGGGTCTACTTCCTTCTTGCATACATCACAGTAAAACCTTGTCTGCGTTACTATCATGTTTCCCCCTTATCTTCCTCACTTTCCTTCAGATAATCTTCAAATCTATCAACCTTCCAAAATACAAACCGATTATTTACCCAACGTTGCAACTTTCGTAATTCATGCCCCTTTGACAATCCGTCTTTGTTGTAAAGCATTACATAAGGTGCAAACCCATTATCTCTCAACCAATAAATGCGTTCTAAATCTTGTTGTAATACTTTCGGTTCGTGATCTCCGCATAAGACATACACTTGCAAATTATGTGCGTGAATATTACTTGCTTTTCTAAACTCTTTGAATTTCGGCTGTATAATTTCCTTGTCTTGGTATCTATCCCATGCAAAGTGAACAGCACTTATTTTGATCTGTGAAAGCATACTCGCTTTTTCTTCCGTCATCATGCGGATATCTAAACCTTGATTAAAATTGACTCTTGCTTTGCAATCTATAAGTTGTCCGAGAATGTCTTTCCACTCGCAACAGGCAAGTGTATTCGGGTCGAGTAATTCAATGTTTTTTTGTCCTTTCCAAAACTCAGATAAATCTGCAACTTTGTATGATCTCTGCCCCTCTTTGTCTTTAACATGGCAAAAATCACAACCTCTCGGGCAACCTCTACTCATAAATCCATACGCCGTGTCTTTTGTTTGTTCGGGATATAAAGAATAGTCGGGGTATATATGCTCAATCTCATACGGCAAATCTTTTTGACGTTCTTTGTGATAAACTTCTTTTCCATTTATCAACTCTATGCAATAACCCGTCCCACCTTTCTCAATTTCTTTTGCATAAATTGGGTGTTCGTAATCGGGAGTAAAACTGAAAACCTTTGACATATAAACCTTGTCGTATTCCTCAATCAAACCGTCAAAAGGGTCATACCATGAAACCCGATCACCTTTTGATTTGTGCCATGCGGAAAGTTTCATCAAAGGCAAATTCGGATAATTATGACCGTCAACGTCAATTAACCCGATCTTCACTTTTATTCACTCACCGCCTTTCTTATAGGGTTCGGGTAAAGGTTGCCACGCAATAACATTTTGAAGTTCAACGTAGCAACCGTCCACACCATGACAATAGAAATACGGCTCTGTTTCTGCTTTAAACCCCGTCAGCATTTCTCCACTTCTTAATTCAAGCAAACAATCTTGATGTGTTTCGGGCAATCTCTCGGAAATAGGAATCCACTCTCCCTTGTTCTCGGATAAAGCCGATACAGCCATATCAAGTGCTTCAAAATGCTGATCGTTAAGCAAAGGATTATATTTGAACCCGTCAAGAATTGCTATTGCTTCTACTCTTGTCATTCACTCACCTCTCATATCTGCACCACAAACACAAAATTTATATTTTCTTATAACGGAATAACCACATATAGAACAGTTATACCCAGTTAAGTTTCCTTTGTACCGATCTTCTATCCATTCTCCGTGTATGGGTTCATAAGGTTTGCCGTTGTAAATTGCCTTGACAATTTTCTCTCTGTCTTCGTCATATATCCCCTTATACCCATGACCATAATTACTTCTGATATGTGCTATTGTCTTTTTAGGTATATCAATTATCAGTTTCATTCGGTTTTACCTCTTCTACCAACACGATATAGGAATTGATCTCGTCATGCTCTGTCATTTCTTTCAAGATATCGTTCAGATACCACTTGATATCTTCACGATTTGATGTTAACTTAACTGTCACTCTCTTCATCTTCACTCTCCTTATCTATGTAGTAGGGATCACATAAAGCTACACTCCCATCATCAAACTTCACCCATACTCCATCCTTGCACTTCTCTGTTACAACTCCGGTCTTCTCACTGTAACCATAAAGGATGGTATGCTTTGCCTTTACTCTGTCACCAGGATTTAGTGTCTTCTTCTTGTCTCTCACTTCTCTCTCATGCTTATCGTCAAGATAAGTCATGTACTGCTCTTCTTCTCTTGTAAGTCCACTCTCATTCATTGTCTTCTCCTTCCGTCATTCGGCTGCCACAATTCGGGCAGTAATTCCAATATTCATCGGGTAAGTCGTACTCTTTTTTGCATCTTGAACAGATGATTAAGTCTCTCTTAACGTGGGTTATCAGTTTCCATTCACCCTGATAATCCGGTCTGATTCCGTTTTCCATGATGGTTATTGCCATGTTAAGGGGTTCAAACACATCTCCTTCAAGAACATTCAGGTCTTTAAGTTTCACAGCAAGCTCTAACTTGTGTAATGTTTGTGCTGATTCTTTAAGTGTCATCATGTTCTCATCTCCTGAAAGCATATCTGCTGATCCATCATTCCCTTACACACCCATACCGATTGAAAATTTGGACTATTTGTAAAGTTATTGTCGTTAAAGAAGTGCATACGGCCTTGTGGTACAAGAATTTCAAACTTGTTATTTTTAAACAATTCCCATCTTGACTTTGCATCAAACAATCCGTTGAAGTTCATTATCAAGGCAAAAGGAACATCGGATTCAAACAGCTTTTCAAGTATCTTCTGTCGCTTACTAAAAGGGGGATTGCTAACTACCGCATCATAGTCTGTAAGATTATCAATCATGAAAAAATCTGTGCCAGTATCTATGTGACTATAAGTTACGTCAAAGCCATTTTCAGTAAGTACCTTTACAAAATTGCTTTCCGGCTTGTCAAAAGGACAAAGGATTTTCTTGTATCCCATTCTATGTAAGTGTGGAATAATCATTCTCACGGATTCTTCGGTGGTATACCATTCATCCGTGTTGCTGTGTTTAATTTGCTGACTATATTCCATCATCTTCATCTTCCTCTTCTTCTCCGTTGAATAACTTGTCAAACGATCCTTTAGGCTGTAAGCAATCCCCGTGATAACCACTCCACACTTCAACACTAACTCTGGGTGATTCTATTGCCATCTGAATACACTCGTTTATCGTTCCGCACATAACCTGATGCAAGTTATATTCACTAAATTCATTCGTCAGAGACATTGATTCATCCGGTTTTACTTCTGATAATCTCTTTGCCATACGTCTTATTAGTTCATCTGCATCTATCAATCTCATATCTGATATCCTTTAATATCCTTTTAGCGTACTTTCTATCACACTCGTTGTAGTCCTCATTCGCTGCAAACATTTTCAATGCTTCACGGACGATTAGAAACTCTGCTACTGACATTGTGAAGTCGGCACCCTTAACATGATGATCTATTGTGTTTAAATTTACTCTCATGCGCCCTTCCTTTCTGTTATCCCTAATAACCAATCAGCGGAAGTGTGTGTCTCTGCACAAAACCTTGCAATGAAGTATGCACTCGGCATTAGTGTTGGATAAAAACACTTCCTGCTTACTCCCATTCTTTTAGCAAGTTCGGACTTGTTTATATCCTGCTCATTACACACATCTTCTATCTTCTCCCAAAACCCATATACAAGATGTTGCATATCACTCCTTCCCATCGGTAACGATCACTTCATTCTCTGCTTTACCTTGTCCGATGATTTTGAGAATATTTAGGCAGTCCATGCAACAATAATAAGTGTCATTTTTCTGATGACGTTTAAATAACATTGCCTGACATTCAGGACATATAGGTACAGTTTGTAAGATAATCGTTACCATGTGTTCTATCCCTTTTAATTCGCCCATTAAGGGGCATTAAATAATTCGTTGATAAAATACTCATTCAGTTCTTAATAAGTGTCTTCTCAAGCTCTTCAAAGTCGATATCTCTTTTAGGACAACCGGAAGTAAATGCGTTTGGTTTGAAACCTATATTATTATTGTTATTGTTATAGTTATAATTATTATTACTTGTTGTTTTGCTTGTTTCGTCTGGTTGTTTTTGGTTGTTTTGCTTGTTTTGGGTGGTTGTTTTGCTTGTTTTTGAAGCGTTGTTATTTCCTTTAGGGGCACCACCTTTGGAACCTGCTACAACCTTTTCTACAACCTTTCCTTTATCCGCATTTACCCTATTACAAAGAGACATTGAATAAGCATTGACACACTTATTTGCAAGTAGTTCTACTTCTTCTCCCTTGAAAGTGCGGATCATATTCTGAATGATATTTCCAACATCTTCGGGGGGAAGGCTTAAAAGACTTTCATGTTCACTTTCGTAAACAATCACTCCGTAGGCCATTAGATATCTTCTCTCCTTTCGTACTTCTTACACTTCGGGGTAGTGCGGTACTTGTAATTAGTTCTTCTTGCCATGCAAATACCTGCACACTTGGAACCGGCATACCCCTTCTCACAAATTACAAAGTGCTTACATGAACCACACTTGTCTGTAAGGTCTGTGCGTTGCATACGATCATGAAGGGAAATAACCTTGTGCCACTCTGCTTTCAGTTTTGCACCTTCAAGAGTCTGCCAGTCGGCATTATCAGGTACTTCAATCTCTGCTCTATACTTCATACTCCACTCCTTCTTGGCATAGGCTTCTCTGTCTCCGGTACAACTCCGTAATAGGCCCAACAAGCGATCTTGTCATAAGACAAATACTGTCCGTCATCTAACAGCCATGTTTCGGTTTCCCTGCAGTAATTTGCAAGATGAACGTTGCCATCATTAAGTGCCTTGACTAACACTTCATCAGACCAGTGCTGTGATGTTCCTTCCTGATCCCATGTTTCGGGATAATCAATAAAGTGCCAGGCTAAAATACTCACTCTTCCACCTCTCTTTCCTCGATAACTTCTGCTTCAATATCTGAACAGTAGTCATACATATCTGTGAATTGATCTATTGCTTCTTCGTAAGTATCAGCTTCAATATCTTCTGATACCTTTGCGGTGACTCTGAAAATGTATTTCTTCATCTGTACTGTTCCTCGTCTAAATGAAAATCATCGGGATAGTCACTGATATCTCTGTACTCCATGACATTTCCAAAAGTCTCTTTGTCAAATCCGTTGTGATTCGCTTCAATGCAGTTCCAAAATCCGGTTGTTGCATCGTACCACCCTATAAGGATCAGCCCGTTATCGGTGAAGATAATTTTTGGGGATGATATACCCTCAATATCCACCTTTGGTTTATCCTTTGCCTTGCGACACTCTCTTTCAGTTACCGCATAAGAGATAATCTCGTCATGTTCCTGCATCTCTCTGAATAAATCTTCCAGGTATGATGCTGTATAATCCTCTGTGGCAAGGATTTTAACTGTTACAATCTTCATCCTCTTTCTCCTTATATCCTTCTCCGTTGGTATCGTTACAGCGGTAAAGCCCATCACTTTCAGGCTCGTCACTTCTCCAAATACAAGTGTCACAATCTTCCATGCACTCTGTTTCATCGGGTTCAGGGGGATCGGGGATATAACCAAAGTTATTCTTTCCCGTTCCGAAAACACTCCATGCTCTCAAACTCACACCTCACTTTCTCTGAACGTACTCAAAGCCTGCGTTCATAAACTGCTTTGCCGCCCTGATTGCTTCATCCTCGGTGTTAAACTTCCAGATGATATTGTCTCTTGCTTCGACATAACATATAGGGCGTTCTTTTATGTTTACTAACTTCTCCGGTTCACGGCTTGTAATAACTGTTTTCCCTGGCATTTTGTTCACTCCTTTCCAATTTCACGAATTGTTATTTCTGCTTTCGGTTCTTCCGCATACCACTTGTTTAAAGTGATCTCTACTATCTGACTATCATCCGAGTAACAAACTCCGTTAAGTGCATCAGCTATGGTTTTAAGTAGGTTGTCGGCATCGGGCTTAACCACGGGTCTGACATAGCCTAACAGCATTTCATTTCTTAACTTCTTCGGTGTTGACTTCGGGATATCTCTATAGATGTTTACAACCATCTGTAAGGGTTCCTTGTTCTGCCAATGAAGTCCTAAAGGGTACTCTTCCAGGTATGCGGATTTAATTCTGTTCTCACAATCAATCGTTCTCTTCGGGGTATATGCTCTTGCAAAACCACCTCTTGTTGTTACACGGGGCCT